TCCAGCTTCTAAGTACCTCGGAAAAGCACATGTCACGGCTCGCGCTCTTGACGTTTTCGACCTTATTAAGGACGAGATGCCAGGATGGCTTGCCGATCGGGGCTATTCCTCAATAGAGGTTGTCCCGGGCAACGTGATGTTTACCGTTCCCAAGAAAACCGATATTGATCGTGTTGCTGCAAAGGAACCCGATCTGAATATGTTCATACAGAAGGGCATTGGTAACTACCTGAGTAGTTGCCTCCGTCGTATCGGCATAAACTTGAACGACCAGTCTAATAACCGGAAGTTCGCTCATATCGGCAGTGTGACCAACTCACTTTCTACGTTCGATCTTTCGAGCGCGAGTGATTCAATCACGACTGAACTTGTTCAGCAGCTGCTCCCTGAGTGCTGGTACACCCTCCTTGACGCTGTTAGGTGTCAAGTCACTATCATTGACGGTGAGGAACATCGGAACCATATGATTTCATCGATGGGCAATGGCTTTACGTTCGAGCTTGAAAGTTTAATCTTTTATGCTCTAACGCGAACCATTTGCTACTTTGATGGGGTCCGTGGTAGTGTCAGCGTCTATGGTGATGACATCATATGCCCATCGGGCATCTCCGATATTCTCCCAAGTGTCTTTAAGTATTTTGGCTTTACCATTAATTTGGATAAGTCTCATACTGACGGACCCTTTCGGGAGAGTTGCGGAGGTCATTACCATAATGGTACTGATATAACTCCTTTCTATATTAAGGCACCAATCGAAAGATTGACGGACGTCATTCACGTGGCTAATCAGCTACGTAAGTGGTCGTCTATTGAGGGGCTTTCTGTTCTCAACCCTGAGGTTGAGGACATATGGCTTTGGCTCAAGTCCTTCGTGCCAAAATATTTATGGGGTGGTGATGGTATCTCGTCCGGAAAATTCCAGCTCGTGTCTTATGACCCGAGTTTCTCCCGCCTAGCTTTGGAAACAGAGCGAAAGAATAACGGAGAGGGCGGATATTATCATTGGCTAAACGCCACATGGGATCGAGAGTCTTTACAGGACGGGGTACAAACCTCGTCCCGCACCAAGGACCTTAATCGGTACCGGGTAAGGAAGCTCGAACACACAACGGTACCCGCGTTGTCAGCCTTGTTTCTACATGAAATAGGCTGACATCCGAGTAAAGATAGAGAGTTAATCTCTATCTCCGTCTAACAAACGGTGGGC